GCAAGTTTGATTAGGTGTTGTAGTTTTGCACTGGAAATGGTTGTGGTCGGACCTTTGGCCATGATGTGGAGAGTTTCTCAATTACCAACACATCATAAGGGAAAACCCCAGGAGTGTCAAGCACGTCCTGGGGTTCGGGTTTCCGACATTCGTAGAGTCTGCACGAAAGACTCAGACTTATTTAGATTCTTCTTCCTTCCCTTTCTTACCGATATTATACTTTTGTTCTAATACCCAATCATTCTTGTCACGATAGGGAAGGACTTTGATTTGATTCAGTGGTGCAATATCAAGGATACTGTCTTCGCTAACAACTGATACGAGTCCCCAATCAGAAAGCAACCGAGTAATACGATTCCTACGCTGAACATCATTAACAGTAAGATTAGCGTATTTGCCATCAAGAGCAAATAACTCCTTAAAGTGTACGATGTAGTATTTACCCTGTTTGTGGAGAATATGGCAGGATTGGTAAAGTTTCTTTTCTTTCCTAGAAGCTACACCAATTCTTGTGAGTGTTTCTCTCACTTTCAAGAAGTCATCAGGTTCGTTTAACTTGACCTCAATCATCTTATCTTGAGACCAGGAAACCTGAGGTTCAGTCGTTTGTGTCATTTTTTACCACCAGTGTCAAGTCGTTGTTTCATGTAGTTGATTTGTTCAGTAGATAAAATTTTCATGACTTGACGTGCCTTCTCATTACTATAACCATAGTATGATTTTACAATATCAAGGTCGGAATCTTTATCTTTCCGAATCCAAGGAGAGAATCTCTTCCTTTTTCTCAATATATTTAGATAAAATTTATATTGCATATCTTTATCAAGGAAATGATATCGGTTCATCTCGTTGGCAAAGAGTACAGAGTCAAGGTGACCTGACAGGCATTTGTTAATAATAAAGGGAGGATATGACTTGATGATATTCTCATCGTCCTCAGTAAGGTCTTCCTTATTGAAGTTGATAGAGTTCAGCCAATCTTTCAGTTCGGGTTCTGTCAATGAGTGTACCAGTTAAATTCAAGAGAGTATGGATAGATTCCATGAAACCATTTATTACCATGATGTCCTTTACCTGGTCCATCATGTCTGTGACGATGACAATGACTATAATAACGCTTGTAATGGAAGTGGCAATGATTATGGGTAAGATACTTGGGATGGTGACGATGAGGTTTCCCATGGTTAGGATGATTGGGATGCCTCGTATGAGCGATAGATGGAGTAGCAAAAAGTAAACTACCAGCCAACAATAAGATCAGTTTCTTCATAGAATCAGTTTCTTACTAGGTTTTTCAATCACTGAGAAAATCTTCTCATAGTTCTCTACAACTTCATCGTTAGCATCACAGATATAAACAATGAATTGTTTATCAATAGTCAAGGTTGTATCTTTCTTCTGAAGGTAGGACCATGCGCCAAATCCAATAGAACCTTGTGCATTTGGCATAGCAACCAGAGCGTTTTCTACCTCAATAGTCTTTTCATCTTCATTGATGAGAGTGAAGATTACTTCTTCACCCGTGTTCATACGAAATACTTTTACATTCATTTAAATTGGCACTCCACCATGATTTCAGTTAAACAAGCGAGAATATTTATCTCTTGATCAGCCACGAACGAACTTTGATACTGGTACTTAGCGATAATAAGGACAGCTGCAGCAACACCAGGACCTTCAAGATTGTTATAGCAGGCATCGTAGATGCTACGAAGAAGAACAGCGGGATCGTTATCAAGATTATTAACAACCCACTTACGGACGCTAGGAAAGTCTTTCTCTTTGAGTCTTTTGAAGAGGTCATCTGTCTTTACCGTGGCAAATGATGCAAGAATACCAGAGTCAATTTCTCCACCAGAAGAGTATCTCTGACACTCATTTAGAACACGCCTCCAATCAGGAAAGTGTTTCTGGATAAGTTCTACCAGGACCTTGTTATCATATTTAATACCCTCTGTACCCAGGATTTCCTGGAGACGTTGGAAGAATTGTCCTGCAAGTTGCTGACGTTCTTTTCCTTTGAGTGCGAAGTCAATGACCGCACATCGGGAATGGAGGGGACTGACAATTTTGTTTTTGTAGTTGCAGGTGAAGATAAATCTGCAATTACCAACAAATTCCTCAGTAAATGCCCGTAGGGCGAGTTGTACATCTGGGGTCGTGTTATCTGCCTCATCAATGATGATGACTTTGTGTTTTGCAGTTGACGAAAGCGATACGGTCGAAGCGAAGTTCTTCGCATTATTCCTGACAGTGTCCAGGAATCGTCCCTCGTCGGATCCGTTAATGACATAAACGTCTACTCCCAATTCATTACATAGAGCTTTAGCGACAGTGGTTTTACCACATCCAGGAGGTCCAGACAAAAGAAGATTAGGAACCTCTCCTTTATCTAGGAAAGCTTTGAATGTATTCTTGATATTGTCAGGAAGAATACACTCATCAATGGTCTTGGGTCGATACTTCTCAACCCAGACGAATTCATCACGACTCATAATATAAAATCAATTAGTGGTCTTTTTGATAGCCAGTAGGGTTTCGTAAGGAATCCATGCTGGTGTCTCGTCAGCAAACTGAACTTGAACTTCAGTGATCACCTTTTCAAGATATTTGCTGTAAGTTTGTCGAGTGTTCTTTACTACACTTAGTGGATTAGTCATACCCATTCTGGTTTACGGTCGGGGAGTCTAAGGTAGTTATCCTTGACCCATGGTTTGGATGCAATATACATCTTGTATTTTGTGTAAATGTCAACAGTGTCATCATACTTGAACTCATCTGTTCCTGCAAAGACAAAAGGTGTTGGGTATTTACCACTTCGACCTTGTGGGTCTGCACATGGAAGAATATCGTTTGCTGCCATCAATGTATTAAAACAGGTATGTGGTTTACCATACCTCAGTGAGTATTCATTACATAGAGCAAGTCCATGAGCAAGTAACCACCTCCAGTTGTTCACAAAGGAGTTTGCCCAGATAGTACAGGGATGATTCCTAAAAGCACCTGTGGTGGTCTTATAAGGTTGTCCATCCGCCTTAGGGAGAGTTCCAAACCCATGACCCCACTTCTCTGAACAGACGATTGCTAACATCTGACAGGTCTCTAGAGGCATCTTGACAATGTGTTTGTCGGGTAGGACTCTAGCTGACTTCAGGGGATCAGGATCAGTTACAAAGATGTTCATTCCAAAGGTCTCGTAAAGATTTCAGACACTAGGTCTGTAGCACCCATAGCTTCATACATGTATGTTGCACCAGATCTAGGGTTTGTGTGTTCACCACATGTAAACACATCACACACTGCTAGTCCATTCTCTGGCCAAGTGTGGATAGAGATATGTGACTCTGCAAGTAATGCGATAGCGGTTACACCACAAGGATTGAATTTGTGAGAGGATACATTTAACAGTGTACTCTCAGATAACTGAGCTGCGTTAGCAAGTACATTAAGAATGTGTGCCTCATCATCTAACAATCCATAAGGACAACCCTTCAATGTGAAGAGGATGTGTTTCATAACAATTAAGATAAAGAGATCACAAGTAGGAACGTCAACATTATAACCACATCCCATGATTTTGTCCTAATAAAATATGGGATTGAGATGAGATCAGCCACAAAATGTGTCAATGCTCCCACCATCACATTAACATGAAGGACAATAAAATAGGCAATGATCACTAGACCACTGCCCACAATCCTCATACAAATATCAACCGAAGGTCGAGTCAGGTTCAAGTGCAATATAGTAGGTGACATCTTGGTTTTGATTGACGAAACGGGAAAGGAGTTTCTCAGATACAACTACATCGTAGTTACCAGGAACAATCTTCAGGTTCTCTTCTTTAAAGTTGAAGACAAACTCAAGATCGGTCTCACCAACAACAATCTCAAAGTCATTTGAGGTGTCGTTCTTCTTATCACGGGCTACCAGTTTGATAACACCAGCTTCACCAATGACAGAAATATCAGGGACCTGATAGACAGATGCTGCCTTCTTGAGTTGTTGGAGATCCTGAGCTGTCAGGACGAAACATACATCTTCAGATGGAAGGGAAATTTCTTTCTCAGGAGGAGCAACGATCACAGAAGGATCTGCGAAGAAGAACTTAGAACGTCGCTTACCCTCACGGATAACAACATACTCATCGTTCTTGAAGTCCAGTTCAGGACTCTGGTGGAGACTCAGTCCATTGAGGAACTGGTTCAGGTCATAAATACCGAAATCCTTGGGGAACTCCTCAGACACATTTGCCTCAACCAGGATGTTCTTCATCACAGAGATAGAACGAAGTTTTTGACCCTCTTTGAAGAGGATGGATTGGTTGATAGAAGAGAAGTTCTTCAGGAGATTGACGGTGTTTTCACTCAGTTTCATGTTCATTGATTGTAGGTCTCAGTCGTTGTGTTCTTGTCGTTGAAGTACATCAGAAGTACAGCATAATGCATAATCTTCAAAATGTCCCGTCGTGCGGTTCCCTTCTTATCATATCGGGATGCATACTTGAGGATGTTACTACGACAGAAAGCTTCACCATCACCACAAGATTCGATAAGATCTAAAGTTTGAATCTGATCGGAAGAATAGTGTTGACTGTAAGTATCTGTAATATAACCAGTAAGTTCTTTGAGAATCTCGTTCTCATTGTACTTCCATTGTTTCTGTGCTGGATTATCCAAATCTACACTTTTTTTAGTTTCTTTCCATGGTTCCCCAAAAACAATATGATCGTTGCCCATTACACCACTCACTGAGGAAGATTCAAATGTAATTGAATCAGAGAATTCTCCTCCAGGAAGACCAGATCCATAAAAAACAACAGGAGGAGTTGAACTTCCAGGATCAATAAAGGTCAGTGTATCAGGGTCAGAATTAGAAGAAAGGAAACTTAGAGAGTTTTCATTATTTTCATTAAACATGTTCATTTCATCAGATAAAAAGGACCAAGAGTTTGCCATTATTATATCAGACTTCCTCCTCTTGGTCAAGTTGGAAGTCAACATCGACTTTGTCATACAGTTCCATGAACGAAGACTTGGTCTCATCATCGAATCGATTAGTACAGACCTCAAGTGCCTTTTTCTTATCGGCGAAGATGGAGTAAACCCGAATCACATGAACCAGACGACGGGAAGAGACAACCTCTTCAATACCACCATAATAGAAGGTCATACGAATAATGTCAGCCCAATCAGTCAGACGCTTACAGAATTCAGGAGCGACCACATTAAGATCAAGAGCGACACCCTCAAGAATCTTCAGTTCAGTTGCAGGAGTCGGATATTCTTGCTCGAACGTAACAGGGAATCGTTCAAGGAATGCCTCATTGAGAACGTTAGTTCCAATAAAACGACCGTCATCTGAGCCTTTACCCTTGGTGTTGGCTGTAGCGATTACGTTGAATCCTTCCTTAGGTTGAATAAACTTACCAATCTTCTTGAGGAAGACACCCTTACCTTCTAGGATGGACTGAAGACACAGAATCTTGTTAGATGCCAGGTCAACCTCATCTAGAAGAAGAACAGCTCCCCGTTCCAGAGCTTCGATGACTGGACCATTATGCCAAACAGTTTCACCATTAACAAGACGAAAACCACCAATAAGATCGTCTTCGTCAGTTTCGATGGTAATGTTGACACGGATCAACTCCCTTTTGAGTTGGGCACAGGCTTGTTCGACACCAAACGTTTTACCATTGCCCGAGAGACCCGTGATAAACGTAGGATAAAAAAGACGGGACTGAATAATCTTTTTAATATCTTTAAAATTACCAAACTGGACGAAGGTATCATCTTTCTGAGGAATCAGGTCTTGAACAATAGCTGGTTCTGCGGCTGGTGCCTGATAGGTCTCTTCGAGTTTCTCCTGAATAGTCAGGTTCCACTTTCCACGACCAGTTTTAAAATCACCAAGTTTCTTGGTGACAGTCACATAGTTGTGACCATTCATTGCACACCATGCACGAATATCAGATGTAGTGATATTGTTACCGTAGAGAGATTGAAGAGAATTGGTGACGTATTCAGTGGAGAGTGCCATAGTGGTTCGTTTCAACAAAGTCATTATAAAAGATCAGAGGGATCCAGACGACCCCCCTTGGGACAGTTCGTCAACTGGTCAACAGACCAGATCCATGAACTGACTTAACACTTTTTTATTTAGAGCCTTGGATTTAAGATTCTTAGCAAAAGCGGACTTAATCTTGGCTTTGGTTGCTCCCTCCTCAACAACAAAGTCAGTATCGAAAGAAAGAGAAGAATCAACCATCAAGAAATAAGAATCATAACCAGAGGTTTTCAGCGAGAAGAACTTATCTTTCTTGACTGATTTAGAAGAATCTTCACCAGTATAACGACGGACCATCGAGTTGATGTCACGGGCTCCAGCAAGTCGGATACCGATGAAGTTAGTGTAGGGGAAAGATTCTTTCAAGTCAGTCAAAAGAAGTTCAGTGAACTGATAGAAGTAATCACCAACCTTGTAAGTGTGTCCAGTCTTACGATTACGAAGATAGGAATGACCACGAATCAGATTAGATGTTCCTTCTTTTTCACCATACCTCTCAGAGTGCCAAGGCTTACAATATGGAAGGTGGTTTGCCTCACCATCAGTCAGAATCACACACTGAACTTTCTGAAGGTCATGGTTCTTCTGGAACTGAGGAATAATCTGATGAAGAGAAACGAGTGTCTCATTCAAAGGAGTGCCAGACAGACCATAACCACTAGGAATCTCGAAGTTAGCCCAGTGACGCATGTTGTAAACAATTCTCCAGATACTCAACATCTGTTTCTCAAGTTCCTTACGTTTGACATCACCAGTCAGAAGATTGAGAAGATTGAAATCCTTATGAACAAAGAGTTTGTTACTCTGCCAATCCATTGACTCACGCTCTAGCAATTCATCTTCATTCTTCCAGAGATAGGAGTTAGTGAAAGCATAGACATCAAAGGGGATATTACACTTGTTACAGAACCACACCAGATTGAACAGTTGTTTGATGGTGTCCAGGATACAGGTTCCCATCGAACCAGACCAGTCAAGAATGAAGATAAGACCATGATTCTGACCGTCAGGAAGAACACTAACCTTACGGAACAGGTCTTCATTGTACTTGTAAGTATGAAGTTTAGTACAGTCAAGAACACCAGTCTTAGACACAGTAGCCCGAGCGTATGCGTCAGCTGACTTCTTACACTCAAACTCCTTGACCAAGTAGTTCACCTCACGTTGAGCTGACTTCTTGAACTTCTGATATGCATCATCAGCCCTACTGAAGTCAGATTTGTATTCAGTGACCTTACCAGTGTATTCACAAGTATGTTTCATGGGCATGGACTGAAGTTTCCAGGACAAGTCAATCTCCTCATGAACTTGTTTGTTGTTGATGATGATATTGTTGAGATGAACTTTAGGAACTTCGACATAGACATTGTCGATACCATTATCCATACCACTGAGTTCAGAAATACCATCTTCAAAGGCTTTGTCAGT